TGAAAGTTACAATGTCTCAAACCCTGTCATTCGTGATGCTACCAATCAGTGGTAATTAATATGGTTGCTCAGTATCCTCATATCCTTGTCATTGAACTACCTACTTCCCATCCTGTACAGGTTAATGGGGAGTGGGTTTTCAGTGGCGTTACATCGACGGAGTTTGTTTGTCGGGCCGAACCAAATTCAGGCAACAAGACAATACTCTCTCAGTCTGGTGAAATGGTGGTGTTTGAGTTTACTGTTTACCTTCCTAAAATGGACATTGAAATCCCTTTTGGTGTCGATTGTACTTTGAAGATTTCCGGTACCCGTGAAATAAAAGCAAAGGTCAAGAGGCACGAGAACGGTCAGCTAAATTCAAGAATCTGGTTATGATAAAATTGTCTGGCGTTTCAGGTGTAATCGATCAATTGAACAAGTCGAAAGAGGTTCTTGAAGGGTTGATTCTGTCGATGATGACCAGACGAGGCGAGCAGTTTCTTTCCGATTGTAGGAATGAAAGGACATATCAGGATCAAACCGGCAATCTCCGGGCTTCCTTGGGTTATTTCGTTTTCAAAGGCAATACGTTGCTTGTTGGTGATGGAGATGAAACTGCACGATCAGTCTTGAATGAAATTCCTAAAGATGCTGGTGTTTACTACCTGATCGGTGTTGCCGGGATGAATTATGCAGCAGCTGTTGAAGCAAAAGGCTACAATGTCATATCAAATCAAACTATTCAAATCATTGATCTCCTGAAGGGGGATTTAGAATCATTAAAAAACAAGTTATGAAAAATTTCATCAAATACATTTTAATGTTGGCCGTCATAATGATAGCGCCAATGTGTTTGTTTGCTCAGGGTGGTGACACCGGTACTATCGAACCAGGAACATGGTTTTTAACTTTAGGTGGATTTGTCGCTGCTGTAATGGCCGTCACTGAATTCCTTAAAAAATACCTGTTTAAAACTTCCGGTTTTGCTTCCCGATTCCTTTCATGGATTGTTGCGGTTGCTTTAGCGTTTGCTGGATGGTTCCTTCAATTCGGGATATTTGCCGGGCTTCAATGGTATTGGGCTTTGCTTTATGCTTTAGCGGCTGGACTGGCTGGTAATGGAATATTTGATATTGGTATCATTAGCGGTCTATTATCCTTGGTCAATAAAAAGGGTAAATAACATGAACCGCTTCCTGATCATATTACTGTTTGTTGTGCTGGCCTCGTGTAGGCCTTGCAAAGAACTTTCAACCACGATCGTTGAGAATGATACTCTGATAGTTTTCAGGGATTCTTTAATTGTCATTCCGGCTGATTCTGCCTTGTTCAATGCTTGGTTCGAATGTGATTCATTTAATCGTGTCGTCATGTCTAAGCTGGAAACGATCGAAGGGCGCAAGTTGAAACCGGTGATCCAATTCCGGGACAACTGGCTAAGTGCCTCAGTTAAGATAGACTCTGAACAGGTTTACATTAAATGGAAGGAAGTTCATACGTCGAGCAGTATCGATCAGCAGGAAGTGAAGGTTCAAATTCAAAAAGTGTACCCGAAATGGCTTATTATCCTAGCCTTAACGGGTGTTATTTCTCTGACTTCCTTGGTGGTTATCGTATTATATAAAGTCAAAAAAATACTTCCGATATGAACTCACAGGATGCAGTTACAAGGGCTATTTCAGCGGTTAAGGCAGCAGTGCCACAGGTTCCTGTTTACCCACACACGGTAAAAAAGGACATCACAGACCCTGAATACATCTGTGTTAATACACTCGGGTTTCCCGATAGTGTTTTGGCCCAGGGCTTTGTAAATATTAACATCAACGTGAAGGATAAACAATGCCTCATTGATAATAAGAGGCTTTTTGAAATCGGAGAATACATTAAGGCTAAGATAATCACCAGCAACGATGATCAGAGTGATTTTATTTCATTCGAGTTAAGAAATGAACAGGTGTTTCAGGAAGATGGGTTCCATTCATTGAACCTGAAGTACCATGTTGTAATGTTGAACAAATAACAAATTTCTATCATGGAATTAGTTTTCGGTCTTACAAAAATAGAATTCGGTGAAGTGGCTGGCGATGGAGGGATGGGAACATCTCTAACTCAGTATGCAGACACCGAAAAGGACACTGTGAAGTTGACTTCAACGGATCCTGAAACAAAGGAATTTTTGGTAAATGAAAAGGTTGATCCAATCAAGATCATCACCACCAAGGATTCGGTTAAAACAATTGAGTTAGGGATGTACGACATGTCTGGGTCTGTATTGGCTGCATTTATGGGTGGAACTGCCACAGCATATGCTGCTGGGCCTCCTGTTGTTCATGCAACATATACCCCACCATCAACAACCCAGGACATTGAGCGCTCTATTAGATTGACAACCGACACCGGTCATATCTTCGAGGTTGTCAGGGGTAAGCTGTCATCAAACTTTGATTGGGCGTTCACAAGGTCAGACCTTGGACGTTTGAAAGTGAAAATTACCATATTGGCTCCAACTAAGGCCAACACAGACGCTTTCAAAATTATTTACCCTGATCCTGCTTAATTGAGATAACTCACCTATTGTCTAATGCCCCCTTAACCGGGGGCTTTTGATATAACACTATGGACAAATACACAATCAAAGGAATAATTTCAAATACCCTTTTGTCGATCGATTTGTATTCTGAAAGTGCAGTCCAGTTGCTGATGGGTACCAGTGCTCATGAATCGCTAGGTTGGCAGTATAGACGGCAATTAGGTAATGGACCAGCATTAGGATTGTTTCAAATGGAACCGTATACTCATGATGACTGTTGGGTGAATTATCTCAACTACAATCCTGTACTTTCTCAAAAAATACTATCAGTTTCAGGGATGTTTTCGCCTAATGCAGGAGCTTTGGAAACAAATGATGTTTATGCTGCTTGTATGGCGAGGATTAAATATCTGAGAGATCCACAGCCTATCCCTGATTCATTATATGGTCAGGCGGAATATTGGAAGCGGGTGTATAATACATACATGGGAAAGGGTATTGTTCAGGAGTATATTAATCACTATCAAATGTTTGTTGCATAATGGGAAGTTACGGTATTTGGATGCTTTTGTCATCATTCATAAGTGCCTTCCTGGGTGGTGGTGCAATGTATCTTTTCACATTGAAAAGCAAAAAAAAGGAGGCGGCCGCGACAGCTCAAAATGCCGAGGCAATTGCAGAAGGTCAAGAACTGAACAATGTTGAAAAGGCGATAAAGATATGGAGGGAGATGGCTGAAAGTCTGAAATTAGAACTTGCAGATTCTCGAGCAAAACGTGATGAATTGGCCTTACAGATCGATAAACTATCAGAGCAGGTAAAGAAGCTGACATGTATTACTGGAAGGATTGCAAAACTACTCGATAAGATCACGCCTGAAAATATCGAGGAAATAAAAGGCGAAATCAAAAATTTAATTGATAAGTAATGGCTGAGAAAAAAACAGATGCTGAGTTACAAATTGAAGCTGCAAGAGCATTGTTGAGTAGTGGAATAAAGTTCACCATCGAAAACATAGGTGAACTTGAAGTTAAGCCACTTACGCTTCGAACGCTCATTCAGATCAATGAAGAGTCAGCAACTATTCAAAGATTTGAGAAAGAACCCACAAAAGTGTATGAGATCATAGACAGGGCTAGCGATTCGATACCTGCTGCAAAGATCATCGCAATTGCTATTCTCCAGAAGGCAGAAACAAAAAAGGAGCGTGTAAAAACAATCATTCCGGGCATCTATCGCACCATCAAAAAAACAAAGGATAAACAGATCGAAGAACTTCAACAAAAGATCATTAACAACTTATCTGCAATTGAACTGAAACAATTGACAGATGTGGTGATGAGCCAAACAAATGCAGATTTTTTTTTGAACTCTATAAGCCAGTTAGGAGCCCTCAGAATACTCGCACCGGCTACGAAGGTAGTGACAGTATCTGGGGAACCATTGCAGGAATAATGGAGGCATTTCCAAGCATGTCGTTTGATGGTGCTTTGGATAGTGTGGATTGGAGAAACTTGACCCTCTTGATCTACGATAAGTTGAAATATGTTGGATCAGAAAAAGAAGAAAAAAAAGAGAAACCGCCAATTAGGGTCACGGACCCAGATGAAGCAACAAAACTGTTAAAGTCACTAAAGTTTTAAGCCATGTCAAGCCTAAGGTTCGATGCCTCGATAGATCCAAATAATTTTTTTCAGACAATAAATCTGATGAATAACCATTTGGTCGCACTCACAAACGCAGTCAATAACACGTATGGCCCACTAAATAGGGTTGAAAAAGGAATTAAGGGCGTAAGTGATGAGGCTGCTAATTCCCAAAGTAAATTGGGAGGGTTCATGAAAGAACTCCTACCTATTGCATCGGTTGGAGCCGGAATTGCTGTATTAAAGCAGCTTGGTTCCGGGATTATCGACGTAACAGCAGAGTTTCAGAAGTATCAGGCGGTTCTCGCCAATACATTGGGCAGTCAGGATGAAGCAAACAGGGTCATGAAAGACCTTCAGACGTTCGCGGCCATGACTCCTTTCTCACTATCGGAACTCACCGGAGCTTATGTGAAGCTTACTAACTATGGTCTTCAACCGACCATGGAGCAAATGAGGCAATATGGAGATCTTGCTTCATCGGTTGGAAAGGGATTCGACCAATTGGCCGAGGCCGCTGCCGATGCAGTAACAGGCCAATTTGAGCGATTAAAAGAATTTGGAATCAATGCAGCAAAAGAGGGAGATAAGATCACTTTCACTTTCAAAGAACAGGCAACGGTTGTTAAGAACAATGCAACCGATATTCAGCAATATCTTGCAAGCCTAGGAGACATGGAGGGTGTTCGTGGTGGAATGGAAGCGATATCCAAGACAATTGGTGGCCAAATTTCGAACCTTGGCGATACGATAGACAAGATGTTCAATAAAATTGGACAGGCCAACAGTGGGCTTATTTCTGATACCATTGGAGGAGTTTCTACCATCATTGAACACTACGAAGAAATTATCAAGGTCATTGGTATCCTGGTTGCAACTTACGGAGCGTACAAGGCAGCAATCATGGTTACAGCAGCGGTTCAGAAAGCTTCTGCCATTGCCGGCAATGTACAGGCATGGTTTGAGCTTGCAAGAGGCATTAAAACAGCCAAGGACGCTCAGGTTGCTTTCTCATTAGTGACAAAAGCTTCTCCTATCGGATTGATCACCGCTGCTATCTCAGGACTTGTTCTTGCATTCGCGCTACTGCATAAATCCACAAAATCAGCTACCGAAGCCCAGGAAGAGTTTAATAAGCTGAAGGATCAACAAAAAGATGTTGATTCTACCAGCAAGATGATTGACAGATATAATGAGCTTTCTACAAAACAGGGTAAAACAAACGAGGAACAGGCAGAGTACAACCGGTTGATCGATGAATTATCAAAGAAAATTCCTGAAGCAACAGGAAAAATTGATGAACATGGCCGGGTATTGGGGTTGAACTCTGACAAACTCAAAGCATACAATGAACAGCAAAAGGGTGCAATCAAGCTTGTTGCTGAACAGCAATTGAAAGAAGCTGAAGATGCTCTTATAAAGCTGAACAAGAAACTTGCATCGGCTCAAGGGAAAACTTCTGAAACGAAAGAGGTTTATATTGCGTCGGGTATGGGACCAGGGACAACGACAGTTGTCGAAAGGACCGGAAAGGAGAGAGCTAAAGCAGCGGCTGAAGTATTGAAGATTTCCGAAGAGATAGAAAAGTACAAGGAAACCGTTAACGGCTTAAAACAGACACTTGGATTAGAAATACCAATGACTGTCACCGTAACGGACAATATGGCCACAGGAAACAATAAGGCAGCCATCAAGCAAACAGTCGGTGATCAGATTGATGCCATTAATGCTGAAATAACAAAACAACAAGAAAACTTAAAATCACTTAGGAATGTAAAAACTTCAACTGCAACAACACAAGAGATTGAAGATGCCGAGAAGAACATCAAAAGTCTTCAGGATAAGCTGGCAACTCTTACAGGAGTGACTAAGAAAGAATCCGATAAAGCAGCAAAAGAGGCTGCTGTTGGTTCTGTAAAATACCTTGAGGAACAGGTCAAAAAACTCCAAGACAAGCAGTGGTCATTCATTGATCCTAAAAAAGAGGTTGAAAATGCCAACAAGATAAAGGAACTACTTGACGAAATAGAGCGTCGAAAGCTCGAAATAGCAATGATGTCAAAGGATGACCAGTTTACGATCATCCCTAAAATGAACGAGAAGGCAGTCAAGCAAATATCAACCACTGATGAACAGAAGCTTGTTTCAGATGCTTATGCAAAGCTTGGTTATTCACAAGCTCAAAAACTTACCGATGAGCAGAAAAAACAGGTTAATAATGAGATTGAGAAAGCTAGGGTAAGCAAGGAGTCATCGAAGTTTAATCTGGCAGCCGTAAAACAAATTACCACAGAACAAGCCAACCATCTAAAACAGGACCAGGAAAGGATCGATAAAAGCATAAACTTTAAAGAGTCGGTTAAAGATGGTTTGGAAGGATTCTCCGAAATAGCAATCACATCAGCCGATATAGGAAATGCTCTTTTTGATGCAGTTTCATTCCTTAACGAGGGGCTTGGCGAGTCAGGAAAAGACATGGCCAATTTAGTTGGACAAGCTGGGACATTTGCCGGGGCGTTGGCCAGTGGTGATTGGGTTGGTGCAATTATGTCCGGCCTAGGATTAATAGGTCAGGTTCTCGATCTCAATAATGAAAAGCAAAAGAGAATTATTGAAAAGCAAATCGAGTACAATAAGTTACTACAAGAACAGGTTGACCTTCTTGTCAAAGCAGGTATATTAAGCCCCACAGAAGGCGCGACAGAATCATTGAGACAATTGAGGGAGGAGATAGACCTTTATAAGCAGACAATAAATACTGGTGTATCTATTCAAATCACAGGTTACGATAGTCAAATGAATGAGGTCAAAAGGAATGTCGGCTATCGGTTAACTGAAATTATGGACGCTGTTTATGGTAAAGACTGGGGAGCAGAAGAATTATTCAGAGCCATGGATGACGTAAACGGATTAATGACGCAATTTATGTCGTTAACAACTGGCACCATTTGGGACTCGGAAACTGAGTTTTGGTCAACTAATTTTGACTCAACAACTACAACTGAATTTATTAAGGGACTGACCGAAATCGAAGGGAAGATCAATTCTATCCAAGAGCAGTTTATTGGCTTTACAAACAGTGATCTTGTTGGTTCAGTTGTTGATGGAATTGCAGAAGGCTTGAAGTTAGGAAAAGATGATCTTGGAGATTTCGCAGGATCGTTTGAGGAATTGATGAAGAAAGCTGCACGAAATGCAATATTGTCATCATTCAATAATCAGTACTTTACAAAAATTCAACGACAAATGACATCGGCCATGTCCCTTGATTCAGATGAGGGCTTCAAGGTTTCAGAGAAAGAACTATTGGCCATGCAGGATACATACAGGCAAGCTGTAGAATATGGCAATAAAATGGCTGAAAACTGGTCGAACGTGTTTGGCGATTTTACCGATGCAGCAGCTTCTGCTAATTCCATGAAAGGCTCTATTCAAGGCATCACCGAAAAAACAGCCGGTGTTCTTGAGGGTTCAATTTCTTCAATCCAGTATAACGTAATTGGCATGAGGGATTTGATGAACAAACAAATCATGCACCTTGCCGAAATCGCTCACAATACAAGTTATAATTTCCACCTTGAATCAATGCCAGACGTTGTGAGATTACTCAAGGACGTGAATAAGTTGCTTGACGATATTAAAACAAAACCTCAAACAGGAGGGGGTGACTATGGTATTATGTAAGATCGACAATATTGACATTGCCAGCCTTGGATTCTCGCTGATGGCGTTTGATGGGTTCTTGACCATCGACGAAAGAAAACCAACTGGTGGTACTTCAGATCAATACTCTTCAATGAATGCTTATCCGTTTGCAAGCCGAAAAGCAAGCCCTGAGCCATCGATCCAGTTGGTAGGTTGGTTTGGTTCGATATCCGAAAGGGAAGAGGCTATTTGCAGCCTTTATGGTAAGATAGTAACGACAGGGGAAAAGACTTTTGAAATATCTGGAAACTCACAATCGGTGTCAGTTAAAGGATTTGTACACAATGGGGCCAAGAGTGAAATATATCATGGGAGCTATACGGCAGTAATAACAATCAAAATATTAAAGTCAAATGATTAGTTTGAACGGAGTTGATTTTTCCCAGTACGGGCTATTCGTAAAACGAGACGGATATAGTGGTCTCTTCGATCTACCTGCATTGAAAAAACAAGGCGTTGATTGGACAGATCAAAATTACACAGAAGCCCCGTCAAGACTTATTGATATGCAATATGGGAACAGGTTAATTACACTTGATTGCTTCATTACTGCAAGTAGCTGGACAAACCTTCAACAAAAGTTGACCGGGTTGCGATCGGTTTTAACGCACTCGGATTTAAAGTTGCTACAATGCCCGGGTGTTTCAAATCGGGGTTATGTTGTGTTCCTGCAAAAAACGACGATTGCAAAACCATTCACTTACTTCAGGGGAAATGAAACGGTGGCAGAATTTAAAATGGTATTTGAAGAGCCTCAGCCATTCAATTTTCAAGTTCGCTGGGATGCTAGGGAAGCCGACAAGGAAGTAAGCATCGCAATTAAAAAAAGCCCGCGAATTCACACTGGTGAAAGTCATAAGCAGAGCTATATTAATGTTTGGTTCAACGGTACTGTCACGGATCACAACATCGAAAAAGAGGATTATGTATTTGCGGGCACTGTTTCCGCAAAAAATTACCCCATGGTTATAACAGGCAACATTGATGACATAACCCTAGTTCAACTGAATGAAGATGCATCGGGGTTAATTGAAGCTCAGAACTTTTTAAGAAACGGTACAATTGAAGTGATATGATAGTAGATATTTACACAGAAGGAATAGTTGAAGGCGCAATTGTGAGCCTTGAAACAGCCGATGCAAAGGTAAGTAGGGAGCTTTGCGGAAAAGACCAGATCACCTTTTCTGCCAAAAGCACTGTTTATTTGGATATACCTATCAAGTCATCCATCCGAATAACTACACAAGCAGGTACGTGGATGTATAGGCTTCAGGAGTTACCTAATTATGAGAAAAAGAGCGACGTTGAGCATGTTTACAACTTCACTTTCAGAAGTCCTATCTTCAGCCTGGAAAAGGTTTCATTGGTGAACATTAATGGAGAAGGAGACTTCTTTTATAATGGTACGGCCAGCGATCACCTACAAATCATTTTTGACAATCTCACAAGGGTTGGCAGTGCAATACCTGACAGCTTTACAAAAGGAACAGCCCCGACAGATGAATACAAAAACATTCAATATTCAGAGGTGAATTGCCTGGGTGCGCTGAACATCATCTGTGATGAATTTGACTTAGAATATGAGCATGTACAAGCCTTTATAAATCTGAAAAAGAAAATAGGCAATGAATCAGAGGTTGTATTGGAATATGGGAAAGATAAGCCTCTATCCAATATCACAAGATCAAATGTAGATGTTGACAAAATGATAACTCGGTTGTATTACCGTGGAAGCGATCGGAATTTGCCACTTGATTACGCCCATGATCGACTTAGAGGAACAGTTGACTATATAGAAGCCAATACAGATACAGATTATAGGGAAGCAACTGTAAACTTCGATGTGACACCTGAGAGGGTCGGAATTGTAACATCATTCGAAATAACAGAGGATGAGGATTACAAACTGGTTGATTCTTCTATGTTCGATCTGAAAGCAGAAGATATTGACGGCAATACCATATACTGGATTCCAGAAACAAAGCCAAAAATCAACTTTTTAACTGGCGATTGTGCCGGTTATACCTTCGATATTTTGGATTATGATCATGTGTCCAAAACAATTAAATTCATTCCTTTCGACAACGAATCAGGTTATAGGGTTCCAAATGAGAATGTGAAGCCCGCAGCAACTGACAAATATGTCATCCTTGACATACGTTTACCTCAAAGCTATATAGACGATGCAATTTCACGACTCGATGCAGCAGCATCAGAATATTTAGCAGAACAGTCAGTGCCTCGCGTTTCTTATACGATTAATAGCAACCCTTCATTTTGGGCTGCAAATAGCCTTTCAGTCAACCTGGGAGATGCAGTTACTGTTAATGATCTCGACCTTGATATTTCATCAACATGCAGGATAATTGCTATTGACTTCCCGCTTGCCGATGTTCATGATGTGACCATGAAACTTTCGGATGTTAGATTTGCTGTTATAGGAAGGAAGAGAGCTATTGCACAATCAAGATCTCAAAAGGCCATCAAGGTAAGCAGGATCAACACAGTTGAAAAAGTTCAACGCAATCAGAAATCAACTTCTGAGTTAAAGTCTACTGTTTTTGATTTTAAGGATAATTATTTCATCCCGGAAAACAATCGTCCGGAAAGTCTGGATCCTTACATGTTGGCTTTGGATAGCGGTGAGATTCAGTTTTCAATATCAGGTATTGAGTTTTCATCGGTTGGCGATGTGGTTTCTTGGACTGGTGGAACGGTGATACACCATTCTTTCAATGCAAAAAAACGGTCAATCATTGAAGCCGTTAGAGGCTCATATAACCCCACTAAAACTTGGACTCTTGCATCGGGATCGACAGACCTGATGAGTGGGAAAGCTTTTTTTGTTTACCTTAAATTACCGGTAGACGGAAGCACTGCAACGGTTGTTTTTAATGACAATCATTTATGGGCTAAGTCTATTCCTGATTATGTGTTGTACAAGTTAGGCGAGTTGGGCACGAATGTAGGCGGTGCAAGAAAGTTAAGGGTTCTTTGGGGTGCATCTGGTTCCGGTGGAGTTGGTCACGACCCAGTAAGTATTTCATCCGGATCGCAAACCATACTTGGACTTAACGGTCAGGAAATTTCGATCGATCTATCAGGTTATGCAAAGGTCAACCACACACATTCAGGCTATGCGCTGACTGGTCACAATCACTCTTTTCTGAGCATTGACGAAACCCCTGATAGTTGGCTTGACTCACTATACAACGATACCAACGAACGCGGCCTCACTGTTGGCTATTTCGGAGGCGTTCACTCAATTATATTCGCCCCTGTCTATGGAGCGCACAGTCCTGAGATCGGAGGCTATTTTTGGATTAAAAGCCTTTGTCCGGAGGTGGTTGGTGAAGTGCCCATGAACTATCCGCAATTGCTTGGCAAAACCTATAACGGCACAGCTTCAACATTCTCGGCCAATTGGCGCGGGGATTCTCTTTACATTGGCCGTGGAGCTGGTTTAGATGCCTACCCAGTTGACGGAAACGTAACATTGACACCAGATGGGATAGCGAACCTCATTGATGGTGAAGACAATACAGCAATAGGTTCAGGGGTTGGAAATGGCATTTTCCATAGCTCGTCAAACATACTCATAGGAGCTGGAGCTGACATTGTCGATGATGGCTTGGACGGCTATCTGTGCATTAACCTTGGAGGAATTGATGTCATTCGTGGTTATGCCAGTGAAATCGAATTTGCCGGTGCACTTACATTCAATGCGGACGATGAATTTGAGATTATGACGCTCCCTGTCGATCCGGTTCCCGCTTGGTATAATTCTTTGGGGTATCATAATTCAGCCATGATTGCTACCAGTGAGCACCAAATGGGGTACACTCCATATTCGTTGCTTAATTCATTGCCAGGTGCTGCTTCCGTTCAATTGGTAGATGAGCATGGCATTGCTACTTGGCTAGACATTTCTACCGTTGGAAATTGCTACTGGCACGAAACAACGCCAGATCAGGACTACTATCTAACATCAATCAATACAAGGCTGAAATCTGCCAACCCTTTACAGTCGCTTTGGATTGAAAACACAAACGAGGCTTATGGTGCTGCATCGATCGAGTTTCAAATCAATAATGCTTTCGATATTTTCGAAGGTGAGCAGTTCTTTTCAATCATAGGCAATGGAAGGTTGCAGGGGGCTAATGCGCTTATCCTTGGATTTGACGGTATTGTACTTAAGACAGAGTTTGAAATTGAAGCAAAGAATCATATTGCTATCAGTGCTGATGACAGCGCAAATTGGGGGCTGTGGCATTGGGATGATCATTTAGAGTTATCGAAGGATGGAGTTTCTGACAGTGCAATCATGTTTCACGATGATGGAAGTATTGAACTTTCAGCCGTTGGAAAACTGTACAGAAACGTTGTTGGCCAACAGGGGGTAAGTACTGATGAATTTCTGCTAACAGAACTCCTGTACTCCCAGATTCAAGGCACAACTGTTGGCGATATTCTTACGATTATTGAAACGAGTCCTGGCATTAAAGGCGTTTCATGGGCTGAATGGCAATTGCCTAGCGATGTGCTTGTCGATGGCGATTTCACCAGCAATGGTTTGATGAAAAGAATGGCAGCTGGTACTTATGGCATTGTTACCGACAACTCTGCACTGTGGAACGCTCTCAAATCCTTAGGTCAAGTTGATCACGAGGTTTGTACACAAACCTATTATGATGGTTTAGGTACTGGAAGACCGTCAAAGTTTTACTTCATACCGGAATAAAATGGCAATACACTACGGAGATAGCAACAATATGGCTGAAGTTAATTTCGGTGATACTAAAATGGGTAAAGTATATTTTGGTGATCAGTTAGTTTGGCAAAAAGCTCCAGCTTTTACACCTCCTACAATCACTCACAACAAACAAACAAACTTTACAATTCAAGTTTATTGTTATAGTTATAACACAGTGACAATTAATTGGGGAGATGGAAGCTCAACCCTTGTCAATAACAATACGTCCAAAACACACACCTATTCAAGTTCTGGAGATTTTAATGTGACGTTAACAGGTGATGTCACTCAAGTAACTTACATTTTTTGTGCAAATCAGTCGGTAAAATCAGTTTTCCTTGCCCCTGAGTGTACTCGTATGTTCTCTTTGGATTTCAACGGAAATATTCAACTCACCTCCTTTTCAATTCCATCTGAATATACAGCGCTTAAAACAGTTAGGTTGTATTCGTCTGGGGTTACTTCTTTCACGATCCCATCAACCATTACATCTATGACTGACATACAATTATATTCGTGTGCATCTTTGACTTCAGTTAATATTAGCAGTATTACTTCTATAACAGATAAATTTTATGCTTATTCATGTGCATTATTAACATCGATTAATGTTAGTAATCTCGCAACTTGTAACGATTTTAGGGTTAATAATACGGCCATATCCTCAATTGACGTTTCAAATCTAACAACGTGCAATTCAAACTTTTCTGTTAACAGTACAAATCTGACGTCCATTACAACTTATTTTCCAGGGAGTGTAAATTTAATTTGTAGAATTGATAATAACATAAATTTATCATCTGCTAATTTGTCTTCATTAACGGCAGTTGCATCATTGTACATGCAGCTAAATTCAGCTTTGACATCAATCAATCTTAATAACTTAACTTATTGTCCTGTATTTTCTTGCTACAATACAGGGTTAATAAGTTTAACTACATATTTTTCTGGTCATTCAGCAGGCGATTACTATTGTTATGGTAATTCAGCTTTAACATCAATAAATGCAAATGCGTTGGCGACTTGTTCTCGATTCAGGGTTCATACAAATGCTAATCTTACCTCATTATCAATAAATAATCTTACGACGTGTACAAGTGATTTTTATGTCTATTCAAATAAATTAACGAGCCTTACAACATATATTACCGGGGGTTCTGCCCTTGGTTTCAGAGCAGAAAACAATCCGAGTCTTGTTTCATTAACAGCCAACAATCTTACAAGTGTTGCAGCTTTCGATTGTTATAATAATACAAATCAGACTTCCCTGTCTATCAATAACCTTGTTACATGCAATGGTAATTTCAGAGTCTACTCAACAAAGATACCGAGCCTTACAACCTATATTACTGGGGGTTCATCATGTTATTTCTACGTGAATTACAATTCACAACTAACAACTATTAATGCTAATTCACTCACGGCATCAGCAGGAATTTCTATTGATAACAATCCACTATTGACAAGTGTTGGTTTTGCTGGATATACTTCAACTGCTCTTTCTAGTTATCTAGCGAACAATTGCACATCATTGACATCATTGACGGTTCCAGCCTCAGTACGCACTATGACAACGCTCAATGTTAGTGGTAATACGGCTATGAGCACCCTTAATTTACCGGCATTGACAGCGATCACTAATCTTTATGCCCAAACATGTGGGGTGACCTCTATTACAATCCCAAGCGGAGTCATGACAATGACTAACCTTTACGCCTATTCATGCCCATCATTGACAAGCATAAATTGTGGAAGTGCAACCACTATTACAAATTTACGAGCCTATTCGTCAACAAGCTTATCAAGTGTGCCAATGAATAGTGTCACTAATTGCCAATCGCTTTTAGTTTACTCAGTCAACTCCCTAACTCCTCCAGCATTGAGCCAATTAACAAGTGTTGCATCAATTCAATTCATGCGCAGTGGTTTAACTCAGGCGAGGGTTGACAACATACTCAACCAATGCCTTGCGATTAGTTTGGTAGATACAAGCTGCACACTCAACCTTGGTAACTCAGGGAGTGGTGGAGCACTTAATGTGGCTCCATCGGCACAAGGGTTAGTCGATAAGGCGACGTTGATAGCAAGGGGTTGGTCAGTAACAACAGCATAATTACCATAAAATCAATATAAATGAAAACAGAAATCAAAAAGCAGCCAACAAATGATGATATCCTGAGGTTGGCAACAGTCATCCCACAAACAGGGGGAAAAACATTCTTTCGTTTCTCAATTAGCTATGTTCGTGATTATGATGTTCAGAAGAACATTCGTGACAATGAACCCCGGATCGTAACGGAGGCAAAAAACATTCTCGAATCAATGAGAGAGTCGTTCGGTGAAGGGTGGAAAAGAAACACTCCAGGAGTTTCCGAAATTCTCAACAAGCCATCCACAATTGAGCTTGCAAAAATTAAGATAACGGAGGAGCAAATGAGAGAGTTCAGGCCCAACGGTGAAGCATTTGATATCTTCGAACTTATCCGAGAATAGGTCAAAATTAGGGCTAGCGTTCCCCAATTCGTTCCCTATTGAAATAGAAAAGCCTTACTGTCAATTAGTAAGGCTTTCTTTTTGTGCCCAAAACAGGAGCACTATATATCTTTTTATTACTTGTCTCTGCTATGAAAATCAATTGAATTTGTTAAAGATAGCTGCTTGGTTCATATCAAAATTATCATTCTTTATGAAATAAACGTTCCCTAATTCGTTCCCTTTTTTTACCTTTGGTTTGGATATGCGGGTTAACTTCTTTCTCAAAGATAAAAAAAAGAATCAGACTTCGATCGAAGCGATCATAAGATTCAGGGGTGAACGTTTCAAACTTTCAACCGGACTTTCTCTTGAAAGCAGGTTCTGGAATCCGGATGAACACCGGTGCCGGAATGTGCGCGAATATCCAGAATCCAGAATTATCAATTCAAGGCTTGAGCAATTCGAAGTCAAACTAAAATCCATCTTTTCAGATTATGAACTTAAAGACATAGTTCCAACAAAAGTGATGTTCAACAATGACTTTACCGGTGAAGAAAAGGAAAGGTCTTTTTTGACAGATATTGTCAAATCCCACGTTGATAAATCCCATTACGACATTGAGACAAAGAAAAAATACATTACAACTCTTCACTGGATCGAAGCTTACGAGAAAAAGAACCGGACAAAGTTAACGACCTCGGATATTGATTTGGAATGGTACAATCATTTTAAAAGGTGGTTCAATTCCCAGACGTATGAAAAGAAGGTCCGGGACGTTGTTGAAATCCGTCATTACTCATTGAATTACTTTGGTTCCATCATCAAATGTTTGAAAGTAGTATTGAAAGGGGCTGGGAAAGAATTTGACGTTCCAGGAGATGTTAGCGATCGGCAATTTAAAACCGAAGCAGAGGAAAGCGATTCTGTTTATTTGAGCGAATCCGAACTGAAGAAGATTATTGATTTTATTCCATCGATGGAGAATATTATCCAATTCACCAAGGAGGCGAGATTGCACAACCTCGAAAGAACCATTGGCATTATAAGCAACGTCAAGAGTCGGTTCCTTATCGGTTGTTATACGGCCCTTAGGGTGTCAGATTTCAAGCGGATCGACTTGGTGAATGTCAAGGATGGGTTCATAAGGATTAAGCCGAAAAAAGGGGTTAAAAAGAACGTTGACGTTATCATCCCAATTCATCCAGTAGTAAGGTCAATTCTTGATTCTGGATTTGATCTTGAGAAGAAAATGTACGAACAGGACATCAACCAATGGATAAAGGAAATTTGCAGGGTAGTTGGAATCGATGAAATGATTTCAATCACCCGGACTGAAGGTGGTAAGCAGATTGAAAGGGTTTACCCGAAATGGCAACTGGTGACCACCCACACGGCCAGAAGGTCAGGTGCAACCAATATGTTTAAAGCTGGTATTCCAAGCATTTCAATAATGAAGATCACCGGGCATCGGACTGAAAAAAGCTTTTTGAAGTATATTAAGATTAGCGCAGAGGAGAATGCCGAGATGCTAGCAAAGCATTCTTTCTTCAATTAATAATCAATATTATATTGTTATTGTAAATCTTAGCCAATATTATCTGAAATAATATAATTACTTTCTTTTATTGACTCGTCAATAAGTTCAATCTTGAAGAGATATTTATCATTAGAATTATTTAATGTCCTACTGATTGTTTTAAGTATTTCTGTTCTTATGCTTTCTATGGAATCTTCATCATCACCGGTCTGTATTGAAGCATCCACTTCTAATGGATTGTCATTTAAAAAGTGTTTTCTGATTTTATAATTATATGATTTCATTTTCTTTAATTTTTTCGAACTTTTTAAATTAGAAATGTTTAATTTGCATACACAATCGGGAATATTTAAAAGGATGAAAGCCAAGTTTCAATTTGTAATTTTCCTTCTCGGAAGTCTTTTTTCCGGATTAACATTCTATTATGGACTAATATATTTTCCTTTGAAATTTACTTTAAAAGTTGATGATGTTAGATTAACCTTGGCCTCATTAGTTCTGGCTTTCATAATTGTCATCATTAACTTTAGAAATATCTATTGGATTTTCATTGATGTAATTTTCAAAATACTCAACATCAGAAGACACTAGTTGTTTTAATTCCTCGTTTGGTGCAACTTCCATTTTCTTAAGATTTGAAAAGAATTCTATACTATTAAAAGTTCTCTGTTGCTCTCTGTCTAATTCATTTTGCCTCCGTAGAGATTTTCTGTCAAGAAAATCAGAAATCTTATCTAATAAGGAATTAGATTTAAACTTACCTTTTAACTGTCCAGTTGAAGGATCTATTGTTTGTTCTTGTTCCCCACCTGCTAATATGGTCATAATTCCAATTGCGGCAAAAGCAATTGCCCCAATTGCTGTGCAAATAAAAACAATTGTTCCAGGTGATTGCAAATTGAATTTTACTTCTATATTTTCTTTATTTATATCCTCTCCTAGAAAATCAGTAAATTCTTCTATGAAATAAGTTAGGTCATTATAAAACTGCCTAATTTCAAAAGGATTAAATCCAGATGATTGTTTAATTCTTAAAACTAATGAAGCTTTTTCTTGTGAAAGATAAAAATCATAAAGTGTTGAATTTATATAATCTCTATAATCATTAATGCTGAAAAGAGTCTGATGGGCATAAATGAATTTTAAAAGAACTGAATCTAACGACCCTCTTCGAATATCCTTTTTTATCCAGTGGATTTTTCTTCTTTTGTAAAATTTGCAATTCTCAAGTTCGTTTCCATTTCCTATATAGCAATGATCTTCTAATACTTCTCCAAAAGACAAGAAATTAGAAGATTCACTTGGAATAACCACTATATCACCGGCATTTAAATCATACACGAATTTTAGCATTTGAGATAATGCTTTTGATTGTCTTGCTTTTATTCCTTTATTTCCCTTTTCATCTGGGTCATAAATAAGGTCTTCCTCATGTTGGTCAAGGAAAACATCATGACTTGCTTCAATCTTTTGTTTCACACTATCTACCAATCCTTTATTATTTGGGGAAATGTTTATTTCATGTAAATCAGTGATCGTAACCTCATTCCATCCAATAGCGATATAGCTATTTTTTACAAATTCTTCATAATATATTCCTGATGATGTTCTAATCATCCAATAATTCGTTTCATTAGAAATAAATGGAACATTTGATCCAAAGTACTCATTCAAATTTATCATAGGTTAAATAGTTTAGTTTAACAATTACAATTACTTCTATCGACGTATGTTTTATTCCCGTTGCTGTTGATGTAGTAGCAACCTCCTTTTGGCCCGGTGTAAAGCTGTTTGCCGTTATAGGTGCCACACTTCCATTCTGTTTGAGACGGTGTATCATCAATATCTGATGTACACGTAGGGCTAATAATAAAAATTAGCAATATGGATATTAAGAGAATTAATTTTTTCATAGTTAGGTTTTTAAGATGTTATTTTAAGCAATTCTGAAAATCATTAATACATCTAGATGGAATATAAATAATATGACTTTCCCCGATGTTTCCATCGAATATGTCATGTAGTTCAGGAATGTCAATTATCAGATTTTTTCCATCAAAGTAAAAAGTCAGTTCACCACTCCCATCTATAATTTTTGAGTATTTGGATCCAGTTTTAGAACTACAAGAAATTGATTCGGGTTTATATGTCCCAAGTTTAATCTTCTCTTTTGTGTCTGTTTTAATATTTTTGGCAATATCAGATATCAATTGCTTTTCAGATGATTTGATAGTAATCTGATAACTGCTTTTAAACTTAATCTCAATACGTTCATTTTTCAAATATGGGATTGCAACACTTTCAGTTTTTTGTCCATCAACTGATTCATAGTAACAGAATTCACCTAGATCACTTTGACCTTGAGCATTAAATCCTATTTGAATAAATGCGACTGTACATGCTATAACGAGTAAGAACTTTAGTTTCATAGTTGGTGAGATTATATTTAGGTTTTTATTGATGTTGCCAGCAGTATTTTGTGCCGTCAGATGCCTGTCGCTTGCACCTTGTCCCGGCCTTGGTGGTTGCACAGCACTGGCCAGCATAACCAGTGGATGCTGGCTTCACATATCCCGGGGCTTGGTTTTGGTGAACATGGCAATAGCCATTAGTATTTGTGGTCATGTTTTTACATTGTTGTCCAGTAGACGATGCAGTGCCAAGGCATTGTGTGGACCCAGTCGATTTTTCTTGAACTGATCCTGATTTGGTAGTCGGATTTGTTGACGAAACAGTGGACGTCCAAGTCCATTGAGAAGCATTAGATTTCTTCTCAAGAGTAGTTTCAATATTGTCCGGCAACCCGGGGAAGAAATCAATTCCTGTGAGTGATTCGAGGCTGTCAATGGAAATAACAAACGAGGAAAGATCCGCCGAGCTTGAAGCATTAGGAAGCACCAAAGCAATCATTTTCCTTTCATCAGTAATGTCAAGAATGGCTTTGTAGTAATAACCAGGAATAGTCACCTGATTAGCTCCGATGGTTCCAATATTATTTTTGAAAACGGGTCCAGTGACTACGTAGATAGTATCTTCATTTGTACACCAAGTTCTGACAAGACTCTCAAGTTTACTCCAAATCCCACGATTGAACCCGGGAAGTTGGGGAGACATATTTGAAAGGAAAAAAGATTCTGAAATTGAAGTGTCGTTTATCTTCATGTCTGCTGCAGGTGCAAGATGTCCGCGATCGTATCCCGATCCTGAATAATCAGATAGGGCAGCTGATCCGGACGAAACCGATGGATCCGGACGGAAATCATCAGTTCGATCGATTGAGCTGTTAAGAAAATCGGGAGTCAGCTTATAGAATACCCAATAAGGTTGTTCGTTTTCTTCGGAGTAGGAGAGGGTGTAATAGGTGTGTTTTACTATTTCCCCTTTCGAGTACTTGGGAGTGAGGTCTCCGATTGTATGATTTACTATTTCCTGCCCGCAAGCATTTAGCGAGAGAAGGAATAGTGATGTGAGAAGTGGTAGAAGGATTTTTTTCATACAGTTAAGATTATAATGTTAGAATTCTTTATCAAATTTTTAGTTGGTGTTTTTAATATCAACTAACATTAAATCAGTTATGGTTTTTATGAATTGATCTCTTTCATTTATAAAAGAGTAAAATTTCATTGTATATTCAATGGTAGGCTCAAATACTAGCATTTTTTCAATTGTATTAGAAATGTCTTTCAAAATATTGATCAGACTTGAATTAATTTTTTCATCGATAATAAATAAGCCTTCATTCGATTTTATGAATGAATTTATTTTAGACATGCCTAAGGAGAATTCAGATAATAGCCTGACTTTTATATTTTGAGTTTTTGAAATTTCATTTGGTTCTTTTGAATTTGCTAAATCAAAACTTTCATTCATGATGTTTTTTATTGAATCTGTCAGAAGAAATAAATCGTCTGAAATCTTTGAAATTCGCTCACTCCGAAGTTGTGCAAAAATTGATTTCTTCTGAAATTCCAGCTGCCGTTCATTGATGTCATTTTGAATTTTTAACTGCTGTGAATTGAATTCTTTTTGAAGATTGGAAACTTCAATTGTGAGAAAAATGAACGCGATAAGATTTAGTAAAGCAATGGCTAAGCCAATCGTTCCACTTGCCAATGATCCGAAATTCCCCCAATCAGATATGCAGAAAAGACTCGGGGAATTATTAGATAGGATACTTATACACCAAATAATGCTTCCTGGTACAAGCAAAGCACAAAGTGCTATCAGTATCCAAATTTTATTTTTCATACTGGTTAGTTTGAACATAGCTTTGGAATTGTCATTATTGGGTTGTTTTCGTTTTCGAACTTTGGGAGGTGTCGGATATTGATCCGGTGCCTCTCTTCCCCATAGTATGGGATATAATCTTCAGCGTCGAGCTTGATAATACCGGGCAGATTTTCGACAGTCCTACGGATCCTCTCAATATCAAAAAAAGGACACAGGCTTACATGACTGTTTTCAATCGTTTTTTGAAGTTTTTCGAAGATCAGCTGTTTGTTGACTTTCCATGTATCAATGTCCTTGTATTCGCCAAAATTGTACCAGAAGCGATCGGAGCGCCGGTACATCCCATCACCATAGTTGAAAGCTGAAAATGGATTTACCAATTTGCACCCCCAGCCTTCATTGTCCCGGTTAAGCCAGCAATGGCGTTGATCCCAAGAGTTGTTCCTTTCCTGGGCGCATTCGGCAACATTCCTCCACAAACCAAAAAGAAACCTGAATGGATCAACTCTTTTTCCATTGTAGTCCCCAGCTACGGTTTTCCATTTTTGAATGATTCCAAGTAGAGGGGTTGCTTTGTCATAAGTGTACAGGAGTTCATAATCATGAAATTCAATGATCATTGTTCCTTTTTCCATTTTTCCACCGAGGCTGTGAGCTATTTCAAGGGCTTTCCGGTAGTTCTTAGAAGCGCTATATCCAAAACTCAATGTGAACATGGCTATTTGCACCAACTTTCTCCCAATAGAATACCATAAGCATTATCTCTATCAGGATGGTTTTGAGAACCAAATTTTATAATTTTTACCTGGTCAACAGAAATGCCATTGTCTTTCATCTGCTGACAAAAATAGGATGCTAGTCCATCACGGCGCGTTCCATCGCTAATTACAGAGATATACAATACCTTTGCCTCTGTAAGTACGAAATCCTTTACGCTGGGTTCTTCTGCCATTAATTTTTTCAATTTATCGGTTGGGGAAACATAAGGGGTGGTTGGCTTTGATTCTACTTTTACGATTTTAGGCCATATTGTTGTTCCGTTTTGTTCAACAGTATAACTTACTGGTTTGTGAAAATCACAGCTTACAATATATGGTGTAGAGATTCCTTTTAATACAACACTTAAAACTATTTTCTTTGGTTCAAAATCATATAACACTCCAACCAACCTATCGGATATAATAATTGCGGTTGCAAAAGGGCTGGCCCCACCAGTTGTGTCTATGTTAGACTGGAGAGTTGCCTTAAAAACGCCATCAGAATATTCAGCACTGATAAATTTAAAATCGTATGTTTCGATCTCTTTTTTAAAAATATCAGCGTTGAAGCGAACGCAGGAAAACAGAGAAATAGCGATCAATGTAAATACAATACTTTTTTTCATAATGATTTGGGATAAAGGGTATTATTTAGTTTATCTATATCTACGTTTGTTTTTTCCTGAAATTCGATGCTCTACCACATTGTAAAGGAAGGCCACTTCTTTTAGGTTTAGGGAAAAATCAGTGTGCTCAAATCCATTGATTGAATGGCAAATAATTTCACCTGTTTCAACATTGTGGTTCGTGATTTGCTTCAACATTATGCCTTTTGTTCCATGAGCAATTACAAAATCCCAATCTTCGAAATGAAGTTTGTACTTCCATAAATCACGTTTTATTTCCCTGCAAATGACAATGTCTCCTGGGTGGTATTCTGGCTCCATGCTATCACCATCAACTTCGAAAGCAAGATATTTTCCCTTGTATTCCCTATCTGCCTCGATAAGCACGGTTGGCATGTCGTCAAGGTATTCATCTGAGTAATAAGAATCGGAATAACCGGCACGAGCCTTTGATGTAACAACCTTAACTTCAATATGAGAATTGAACTCCTTTGGTTTTAATTCAGATTTATTAACGGATAAAAGCATTTCACCTTCTCCTGTTAACAACCAAGAAGGATTAATGTCTACAAACAATTCAGTAATTCTGGATATTATATCTGAAGGAACAGTTGGGAATTTGCCAGTCCTAGTATCTATTTTGAATACTCTATTAAGCTTCTGTTGAGATGTGCCTATAAGTTCTGCAAATTTAGAAACATTTCCTCCTGTCTTATAATCAACAACTTGCTTAATTCTATAATTATTTTCAGGTAGATTCATTATTTAAATACTGAAATGTTTGTAAAAAACTGAAATGTTTGTTTATATTTGTATCATCGTTCTGCTAAACAATGAGGCGTTACAAGTCGAAACTTGAATAACCAAAGCTTTAACCAGTCGAATAATGGTCACCGTCCACCACGACTTAAGACCACTATTGAGTGGTTAAAGCAAGCAAACCGGAGCGGGTAAATTAATTACCCGACCCGGACTTGGTTAAGCATCAAAAGTAAGAACAGTTAACAACATAAACAATACTTAAATATGAGTAAAGAAGTAAAAACATTCGGGTTAGCATTCGGGAACCTTCCCGGAAACATCCAACAGGAGGTAAAAGACGAAATAATGAAGGCTTGTGGTTGGAACTGGTCGCAACTATTCTCGATGAAGAAAAACGGTACCAGATGCCTCACTGAAAAGGAAGAAGTTATGGTTTCGCACATCATGCGGAAATACGGCTTTGATGCTTTCACCGGTGAAAAAGTAGCGTGATGGAATTACTGAGTAACACTGAAAAGGAAATCATCGAAATGAGAGTGTCCGGGCTTTCAAGAAAGCAAATCGCGGACAAAACCTTCAGGTCGGAATTAACCATTAAAACCCACTTCCAAAACATGATCAAAAAAACCAATTCTAAGGATGAGATAGACCTTGTGGTCTGGTTCCTGAAGACAGAAAAAGTGATTGTTATTGCTATGATCGCCATTCTGTTAATAACCTACTCCGGTATTGATTTCATTGAATTACTCAGAAAGCTTTCTGGGACTATCCAATCATGTATTCACAATGGAAAATAGGGATTTACAAGTAGTAGTAGACCTGATGGATTCGATAATTGAAAAACTCGAAAAACTGTTAGAAAATGGACTTCGAAGCAATTGTTAAAGAAGCGGCAAGGGAAGGAGCAATAGAGGCCCTTAACCTTCCTGAAATGGAAAACATCGTTTTTTCTCGATTCGAGGAAAGAACGATCGACCTTGAGACCACTGCCAAAATTATTGGAGTTCACCCTGATACGGTAAGGAACCACGTAAAGTACGGTACCATCAAGCCAGAACCCAGACGGACGGAACGCAGCCCTTACCAATTCCAACTCAGCTATATCTTGAAAATCAGAAACTCAGATTTGAA